CTGATAAACGCCGCCTTCAGAATTAATGTTAGGTACGATCGACTTAAACAAACCAAATTTTCGTTCAAAGTTTTTAAACTTGCGCTCTTCTACTTTTTCGCCTATTTCCGCACGCTGAGCTGCGCGAGTAGCAACGCCTTCGTACTGGCTTGGTGCTTCAGCCAACACGCGGTTCATAAATTCATCTGAACCAAACTCTAAGCCTTTTTCACCCATGATGCGCGCTAAAGCATTTTTATCTCGCTGTTGTTGCTGATATTCCTGCATCTTCAACGCGTTCATCTGCGACGCTTCTTGCGCGCTGCGCAGTTGCGCGATAGCAGCCATTTGGTTTATCGGCGATTCAATTTGAACCGGCCGAAAACCCATTGCAATAGATGAATCGATCTGTGCCATGATTAAACCTTACTTAAAAACGCCGCTTAAGATTTTGGTATTGGAGGTGACCAATAGGTAGACGGGCCACCTACCGGCGTATATAGATCGCGCATTGCCATCTGATTTGTAGCGTTTTGCCTATACAAATTCATCAAATCTTGGTTTTGATAGTAGTTCAACCCTTGGCTCAGCGCGTTAGATATAGCGTTTGCCCCACCCATGTAAGCGGACGCGCGCGCGTTACCAGCGCCGATAATGTTGGAGCCAATGTTTGAACCTAATGTGCCTGCTGCGCCAGTTAGCGTGTTGGCGGATGTTTGCGCCATACCCGCAAGCGACTGCAAAGGATTTAGTCGCGCTTGCCGTTCGGCTTGATAGCGGTTAAAGGCGTTAGTAAATTCTTGCGACCCTAACTCTTGGCCGTATTCTGTAATACCGCGCAGTTGCGCACCGCTTAGCAGCCCGCCTCGGGCAGCGGCTGAACGATCAAGGGCTTTTAAACCTTCTTTTAGCCGAAACGCATAGCCTGGGTCGGCTTGGAATTTATCCATTGTGAATGGATCATACTTAGACGCAGCAATTAGTTCAGGCAGCGCATTAACGCCTGCTTGGCGAAACGGTTCTTGTAGCTCTACTTGCCGCTCAAACATGCGTTCCTGCGCAGCAGTGCTTTCCGCTGCTGCGCGTTCTTGCGATTTAGCTGCGCTTTTAGAGGCGCTCGCGCCAATTACGGCGCCCCCTACAATTGCGGCTGCTGTCCATCCGGCCATGACAATTCCTTCACACTTTCAGTTTCATTTTTAAGCGCCAACCGTTTACGGGCGTCACCTAGCCCACAGTCTGGCACTACGTACAAACGCTCTTCAAGTACGTCTAAATCTTGGCAGTCATCTGGATTGTCATAGATATCTACCCAAACAACTTCATCGTCAAACACACGCCCCGCGCGTTGTTCACCTGCTTTTGCATCAAACTCAACTGGCGCTGTTAGCACAACTACTTCTGTCTCACGGTTTACCGCAATCGTGCCTTTTTCCAGCCGCACGCGATAACCTGTTTTATGCGCGGCCCCGGTCAATACTGTCCAAGGCGGCACGGTAATTTTACGTTCGTACACGCCGGGCAAAAATGTGTGCGTGGTCACAATACCGGCCTGCGGCATTTCTAACAGCACATCTTGCAACGCAACAACTTTTTCACGCATGACTTCTGCGGTAACTACCGCAGTGCCATCCGCGTCAAAAAGTTCAATCGCGCCCATACTTTACGTCACTTCGCGGCCAGATGCCCGAATATTAATAGCACTTGCAGTCCCCGCGATAGTAGAGATAAAGCCGCTTGGCAGCAAGACTTGCCCGACAATTTCAGGGAACGTGTACACCTCAGACGGCTGCAATGTTTTCGTTTTGGTAATCAAGTTTGCGTTGCCTGCCGACCCTCCGCTTGTTACCAAGTTGACACTAATGGTAGCCGCGCTGGCGCTGTAGTTGGTCGCCGTAAACTTGTCGATGATGGTCGTCACGCCAGCAGCCGTGTACTGCGTAGTCTGGGTATTCTCCGCCGTCTTGGCGGGTATAAGAACGGTAACAGTGACGGTCATGCTGAAACTCCTTGAAGCGTTGGTTTAGACACTAAATCCACCGTAACAATAGCGGACGGTGCGGCAGGTCGAACCGGCCCCGTTTGCGCGGCTATGTACTCAATTGTAGTAGAGGTGTCGGTAGTTGCCCACATCAACTCAATGTACTCATCAGCCGCTAACTCAACAAACAGGTTTAGCGCGCCAATTAAATGCCCATCTATGCTGCCGTGCCTGTTGGGTACAGAAAACTGGCTGTTGGTATCCGCTACGTTCGTGCCGTTTTTACGCATCCAAATATCTGTGTCATGGATATTAGAGCTGGTATTTACAAACTGAACACTAAATTGCACGTTATAAACGCCTGCAATTTCCGCTTTTAGCTTGGATTTGCAAGTGCCCGTAATAGTAGTAGACGCCACTGTCTGAGACGCGCTGACAACATAATTTCCCGTGCTGCCGTCCGTGCCCGTGGTTTGTGAAACTATGTACGTTCCAGCGGTCACACCTGTACCCGTAATCACCATGCCTGGGTAGATCGGCCCCGACGCAATAGCTGTTACCGTCATGGTCGTACTAGCTGGCCCGATAGATGCCGTAAACACGGCAGTTCTATCTTCTAACGTGACGTTTTTACTGTACGCCGTAGTGTCGTACACAATAGGGTACGCCGTAGTGCTAGAGCCGTCGGGTTGGTTGGCGGTGCTGTAAAAAGCCCCGTACACCAATTGTAAAACTTGAGGCGTGGGAAAAGGCGCTGACAACAAGGCGTCGACTTGCTTTTGCATCTCTGCAATTTGTTCGACCGCTGACTCTTCAGTCGGTTGTGTTTTAACTCCGTCAAGCTCAAGACTAATGGTCGTAAAACTCTCTTGGTTTGGCGGCGGCCCTATCTGAAGATCAACCAATGAGGTCTGGTTAGTGCCGCTGCCCGTCAACGTGAAAAGGTTAAGAAAGAACCTGTACCATTCCCGCGAAATTAGCCCCGTACGCTCGTCAATAAGCGGTACGCGGGGCGGCGTAATGTTGGTGGCATTGATTGGGCTAGTCATGGGCTGCGCTAGGCGTTGGTCGGGCTAAGCAATAGCTCAGCGCCCATGATCGCGGTCTTGACCGGGTCGGTCATCGACAGCTCGTACACCCGGTCGCGCAGCTTTAACGTCATGCCCAGCCGACGCCAGAACACGCGGCGGTAATATTCGCCAATCTTTCCAATCTTAGCGGTATGGTAGTTAGACCAAGTGTGACCGCCATCGTCCGACCAGCGCAACATGACTTCGGGGTCGCTGCCTTGGCCGACGTTTAGCCCCACACCCGACTCCACGTCAAGCTGCAAACTGTGGTGCGCGGTACGTTTCAGATTGTTCTGGCCGGTGGGCAGTGCCCGCCATGACCGCAGCCACTTTTGGATCTGACCGTTGTCGCTGTAGTCGTCTAAGTCAAACGCGTAAATATTGCCGTTTTCAAAATCGCCCACAATAACTTCGCTGTTAAACGCCATCTGGCAGTTGCTGCGGTGCCGCGTAAACGATCCATTCGACCAACCAGCGCGCTCATGCCAGGCTTGCGTGGCCGCATCGTAAACCCAAGTCGTGTTGGCGGTAGGGAAGATCAGCACATAGAAGCTGTGACCGTCCTGCTGGTAGGTGTAGCCAATCGCATCAGACAGGTTGCCGTACTGCTGGATCTGCCATTCGATGGCGTGGGTAGACACACGCACGCCCGTGTAACCGTTGGCGCGGTACACAATGCCCCGCCCACGGGCGTCAGCACCCAGCCAAAAAATACTGTTGTCAAGCTTTGCAACCGAGTAAGGTGCGACGCAACCAATTTCGTTAAACGCACCTTGGATACGCTGCAGCGGGAACGCCACGTTGCCCGCGTCGTACCAAACCTCAACAGAGTTAGTGCCAAACAGCCAAGCCTCGCGGTGATCGACAATCAACGCTACTAAGCCATCGGGCGAACCCTCGGCGCTGGCAAAGTCCAACGGGTCAACGGACAAACCGTCAAGCAGGCTAGTTACCCAGACCTTTTGGCTATTAGGCTCGTTAAAAACAAAATAGCCGTCTAGAAAGCCAACAGTTACCGCACCCGGAAAGTCGGGGTCGGTGATTTGTTGAAACGCGTTAGTGGTAGCGTTGTAGATGTAGCTGGGGCCGTTAGCAGCAACAAATAGCTGCGTGCCGTTGTCAGCCATAGACACGGGGCCAGTGCCAGCTATTGTGCCTAACAACGTGCTGGCGTAATTGCTATCAATTTTGTATAGGCTGTTGCCCGACACCGCGTAGCCGTAGCCGCCGTACGACCACAGCCCACGAATCGGCCCAAACCCTACTGTTGCTAACAGCCGCAAGCCTGGCGCGCGCAGTAGAAAAGCAGGTTCTTTACCGCCTTCCGGGACGATCTCCGGAAACAAATTGACCATCCGCGCGTCTGCAGCATTGACGCTGCGGGCAACATAAGTTGATCCAAGGATAGGCGTCTTCACGGCTTAATAGTTACCTGCGTAGATGTTAAACCGCTGACGAGTCGCAACCAACGAGTAAGGCATTGACATGATGTCGTCAGGATTGTTGATCCGTTTCAGGTTGCGCTTAGACGTCATTGCAATCCGAACAACTTGCGGCGACGGCTCAACGCCAAACTCTGGCGCAAACTCCATAGCCAAGTTGTACACAAACGCGCGCAGGTAACCCGGCGGGAAATGTAACTGCGTAGCAAGATTAGCCGGTTGGGTCAGCTGCTGCACCGACACAAAGTGCCACTCCAAAACACGCGTTGGCTTGGGGTAGATCGTCATGGTGATGTCTGGAAACGTGTTGTTCACAAACATAACCTGCGGGTAGGTGCTGGTCACCGTCTTAACCGCAATCCCGTTGTATTGCTGCTGGTTGATTAGCTTAATGCCGTACGAGACATTTGTCTGCGGGTCACGGAAATACGTTGCGTCGTCAATCAAAACCGGACGATTACCGACGAAGTCGCCGGTTGGCCCCAACGTGCGTGTGATCTCGTTGGGCGGCCACAAAAACACTTGGTCTTCGGTACAAAACACGGCCAGACGCTCCGTGTTCCATGAGTCGATCATTTGATTTAAAGCGGTCAAACCATCTTGCATTACCGAAGCTGAAGACGTTTCGCCTTCGGCCAACACACCCAACAACCGCAACGCTCTGTTGATTTGATCGCCAGCAGTAGTGGCCATGCCTGCTCCTTTAAGATGCTGCGCCTACAGAAGGTCGACCGCGACGACGTTTAACCTCTAGCTCATTGGTGGGCGCCGCTACTTCAGGCGCCGCTACTTCAGGCGCTTCTATCTCAGGCACTGAAGGCGTGTCAGGGTCGTATCGCTGCCAACCGTTTTGTTCATCAGACTCAGCTTCCATTTCCATGGTGGCAATTTTGAAGCCGTGAACCGGGTGCTGTAAGTAGATAATAGGCATAGGGTAGGCGGGGCCGAAGCCCCGTTTAGTTAAGCAACACTAAAGTTCAAACGGTAAACCGGAAACGTCACCGAGTTAGCTAGCGTACCGGTGGCGGCTGCGCGAATACGCAGACGATCACCAGCGGCTACTACCAAGTTAGCTGCCGTGCCGTTTAGCGTCAGGGTGCGAGCTGCGTTAGCAGTTAGCGCCGTGCCGCCGGTAGACTTGGTCGTGTTGGCGTCAGTTGCAGCAAGCATAGCCGCTGTACCGGAACCGCTAGTTCCAAGGTTGGTGATGGAAAAAGTAACGTAGTCCGTGTTACTGGCCGCTAGCGCGTCTACACCCGAAAAAACAGCGGACGTCAACGTGCCAGCAGCAGGCGCGATGATAAAAACATCACTGTTACCGGTTGTCGCAATCGTTGCGCCCTGCTGCGAAGCAGTTTGACCGCTCGGAATGTTAGACAACACTTTCGTGGTGCTATCGATAGTTGCGCCCGTAATGGTAGTGCCAGAAGTTAGTTCAGGGTCGCTAAACGCAACCCCCACAGCTTTGGTGTTAGGCATGATCTATCCTTTAAAAAACGGGGGCCGAAGCCCCCGAGGCATTAGGCAGTACGGTACAAAGTCCAAGTGGTGTCGCTGGTTTTACGCGCAACAAACGAAGCCGAAGTTTCGTTATCGATCGTCAAAGAACCAACAATCGTCCAGCCCGTACCAGTACCTGCGGCCATCGTAATGTCGCCGGTAGTTGTACCAATATTGATAACAGTCCAGTTAAACGTACTGCCAACTTTAGCGCTAGACACCAGATCGTTAACGCCTGTGGTAGCGCCCG